TGGTAATCATGCAATATACAGTAGACAAGATTGACAACGGGATTGCAACCGTCACATTTGCTGACGGGTCATGGGCCGAAGTTGTCTTAACAGCAGATATGACTGAGCAGGACTTTGATGCTCACGTTCTTGAGTTTGCTCCTAAGACTGGAGTAGCTCCTGCCTTTATTCAGGTAGGGCAGTCGAGAACAGCACAGGCTAAGCCAGAAGAAGTTATCCCAGAAGAAGTTGAAGTTGAAGAGCCTCAATGGTTGCAAGACAGGAGAGAAGCCTACGGTTCCTCCTTAACACAACTAGAGTACATTGCAGAGAACGGTTTAGAAGCGTGGCAAACACACGTTGCTGAAATCAAAGCGATGATTCCGAAGGTGTAACCAATGCAAGAAATAGAGTCCCGTCTCAGTAAAGCTGAGTGGACTCTCGAACTGCACGAAAATGAACTAAGTGAACTAAGAGATACATCCGATGAGATGCGTCAATCGCTTAGATCTATCCAAGCAACTTTAAGTCAGATCAAGTGGGTCGCCATTGGCGTTGGTCTGTCTTATTTCGCACAGCAGTTCGGGCTGTCCCAACTTTTTACCCTCCTTAGATGATTGATCCCATAACGGCTTTGGCTGCAGCTACAACTGCGTTCAAGGCCGTGCAATCCCTAGTCAACACTGGAAGAGAACTAGAAGATGTCGCAGGACAGCTTGGTAAATGGTTTACCGCAGTCTCAGACATCCGTGAAGCAGAAGCTCAAGCAAAGAACCCTCCTTTGTTTAAGAAGCTTGTGTTCTCCCAAAGCGTTGAAGAAGAAGCCCTTAATGCTCTTATTGCTAAAAAGAAAGCTGAAGAACAAGAAACACAAATCAGAGAAATGATTATGTACCGCTACGGTATGGACGCTCTTAGAGAGATGTATGCCATGCGGAGACAGATCAAAGAAGCAAGAGATAAGGCTGTATATCGGAGACAGCAACTACTAAAGAATATCCAAGATGGAATCATCATCACTCTGCTACTCGCAACGGGTATCGGGGCTATCTGGTTATTCATCTACCTCCTAACAACGAAAGGTAATACCTGACAAATCGGGAGTTCAATTCCTGTTTTACAGAGTAACTCCCAATTTCTAAGCGCACTTTTGTGCATCACAAGGCAACAGTTATGCAATGGATTCTATTTGCGATCCTTATTCAAGGAAAAAGCTACGCTGTCTACCCTCAAGGGCCATTTCTATCAATGCAGGATTGTTTTGAGGCACGAGACATTTTCCTCAGTACAGCTCCTAAACCGAAGATCAACTACGAAGCAGTATGTATCTCAACGGACATAGGTAATGGCACATGATTGGAATCATCACAGCTATCACGAACTTGGCAGGTACATGGGTCAGTGCCAAGGCGGAATCAACCAAGGCCACCGCAGAGGCGAAAGCCACCGCTTTGAAGACAGCCGCACAGTCCACAGCGGATTGGGAGCGCATCATGGCGGAAGCATCCAAGAACAGTTGGAAGGACGAGTGGCTGACTCTGGTGTTCTCTATACCTCTCGTGCTGTGCTTTATCCCTGCCTTCGTACCACATATTCAACGAGGGTTTGAAGCCCTGCAATCCCTTCCCGAATGGTATCACACGGTCTTAATGATCGTGGTCAGTGCCTCTTTTGGCGTTAAGGGAATCGGTTCAGTAATGGACAAAATCAAAAAGTAAGGAGTCTTAATGACCTTTGACAATGCCATCACGTTAATTCTTAAGCACGAAGGCGGTTATGTGGATCACCCAGATGACCCAGGCGGAGAGACTAAGTTTGGTATCTCCAAGCGTGCTTACCCTGACGTAGACATTGCAAACCTTAGTGAGCATGACGCAGCCCTCATCTACAAAGAGGACTACTGGAACAAGATTCGTGGGGATGATCTTCCATTCCCTCTTGCTCTGCTCACCTTTGATGCTGCAGTTAATAGTGGGTGTAAACGCGCCAGTAAATGGTTGCAACACGCAGTTGATGCAAAACCAATAGATGGTTACATCGGAGACATTACAGTTGAAATAGCGAACGCTGCCTACGGCAAGAACGCTGATGAATGTATCCACCAAGCCATCCATCAACGACAGCAGTTTGTCCGTGGTCTTTTAACCTACAAAACATTTGGAAAAGGTTGGGATAGACGGATTAAAGAAACAGAACAGGAAGCTAAGAAATGGATAACAGAGACATCCTAGATGCTCTCCACGGTGCAGTAGCCAATGACCTACTCAATCGTGTGAAGGGTGGTGAGGCTACAGCATCTGAGTTATCAGTCGCTGTTAAGTTCCTTAAAGACAACAATGCAAACCTCGATGTCATTACAGCAGAGTCTCCTTTAGCAAACCTATTGGAGTCTTTGCCTTTTGAAGTCACGGAGCAAATCCAGTAATGCGTGATTACAAGAAAGAGTACCGTGAATATCACGGCAAGCCAGAGCAACGGAAACGTAGAGCAGGCAGAGTGCAAGCACGCAGGGACATGCAAAGTAAGTATGGTAAGGCCAAGCTTGCAGGTAAGGATGTCGATCACAAAGACAGGAATCCGAATAACAACTCCATGTCTAACCTACGCATCCAAAGTCCCTCTAGTAATCGAGGACGTAATAAGTAATGACTCAAGTCCCTAATGAACTTAAGGACTTCCGTAACTTCTTGTGGGTTGTCTGGAAACACCTAAACCTTCCAGACCCCACCCCTATTCAGTACGACATTGCTGACTACCTACAGGCTAGTCCCAGGCGATGTATCATTGAGGCCTTCCGTGGTGTAGGTAAATCCTACATCACTTGTGCCTTCGTTGTGCATCAACTCCTGCTAGACCCAGACAAGAAGTTCATGGTTGTCTCAGCCAGTAAAGCACGCGCAGATGACTTCTCTACCTTCACGCAGCGACTCATTGTAGAGTTACCGATGTGTCAACACCTGATCGCCAAGGAACACCAACGGTGGTCTAAGATAGCTTTTGACGTAGCCCCTGCTAAAGCCTCAGGATCCCCTTCAGTTAAGTCTGTAGGTATCACTGGGCAGCTTACAGGGTCTCGTGCAGACATCATCATTGCAGATGACGTTGAGGTC